GTTCCGCCAACGTCCGGGTCGCAATGGATATTACCATTTACCCGCCAAACTATTAACGGGGTCGAATACTTTTTGCAAAACGGATATTTGGCGTTTATCAATCTGCAATCCCCGTATTGGTTATATGATTTACCCGCCCGTCGTGTATCAATAAACGGTTCCGAGGTTTACGCCCGTGGCATTGAGAGAAAGAAGAAACAAACGTTTAGTTTTCCGGCAAATGACGACCCAAACCCGATGCAACTAATAAAAACGTATATCGGTAACGGTCAAGTTGATAAATTAAGCGTAAATTTGTGTAGTCGAAACATTAAAGCAACGTTGAAATATGATACAGAATAACAACATAAGCGTTTTACCGTGGTACACGTCAATAAATGAACAGAACCACAGAAAAAGTTACGCATACGGCGCAATTTACCCGCTATTTGCCCCGGCTGATAGATTGTTGCCTTTTCAGATAATTAGAAATACAAGGTCAAATAATGTTGCGTCAGTATTGTTGTATGAAAAGACCGGGAAACAAGTTGCAAATATAACAGCATACATGAAAGAAGCTGGATTGCAGATAGTAAGGTTTCAAACGTTGGGTTATGATGTTATATTGTACCCGTCAATATTTCCGATGCCATTAAATCAGTTGGACGGAATATATTATATAACGTTATCTGATGGCGTGCAAACGTGGTATTCTGAAATGTTCACGGTCGTACAAGATGTTTCCGGTTACTTAAAAATACAATGGTGGGATATTGAAAATTTGGTATTTGACGCCGGGCAAATAGTATATAAAAACCCGGATTTCAAAAATACGTTGTACCTTTGTACCGAGTTGGGAAAGCCGGATTATGAATTTGAAGAGGACGGCGAAGAACGGGACGGGTATTTTTTCCCGGAAAAACAAATATCAGTCAAAACGTTTAAATGTACGATATTGGCACCGGAGTTCCTTTGCGACGTTATGCGTTTTATCCGTATGGCTGATTACATTCATATAACGGATAAATACGGCAGGGAATACGATTGCGACACGTTTTTAATTACCCCGAAATGGCAAACGCAGGGGGATTTAGCGAGCGTGGAAATTGAGTTTAAAACAAATACCGTCGTTAAGAAAATAGGACGTGGGTATATTATCAGTAATAAAGGAGATTTTAACGAAGATTTCAATAATGATTTCGACAACAATTAAATTATTAGATTATGGGAAATTACGAACAACTAAAACAAGCGATTGCCGATGTTATTAAGACAAACGGAAACCAAGAAATTACCGGGGCAATAATGCAAAATACGTTATTGTCTATAATTTCAACGGTCGGAAGCAATGCAACATTTGCGGGAATTGCGACCCCAACAACAAATCCGGGAACACCCGACCAAAATGTTTTTTATTTAGCATCAGAACCCGGAATTTATACCAATTTCGGAGGTATAGAATTAATAGACCAAGTAATTGTATTAATCAATAAAAGCGGGAATTGGGTTAAGAAGGATTCCGGTATTGCAACAAATGCAGAGTCTTTAAAATTAGATGCTAAATTTAATTTATATAAGATGGCAATATTTAGTGATAACCTGCTAAATAAAAATGGTAGTTTTATTGATGGTAAATACATAAATGGAATTAGTGGTAATAAAATATCATTAGGAACAAATTCAGATTATGCAATAAGCGATTTTATACCAGTGAAAGGAGGAAGCAAGTATTTAGGAACTGAGGTAGGAGAAGGAGGCGCATATTCAGCCTTTTTTGATAAAAATCTAAATGCAATTTCGTTGTTTAAATCAAATCAAAACCCAACAGCTCCCGAAAATGCAGCATGGTGTAGATTGTCTTGTTATAAATCGGGATTACATGCAGCTATTTTTTCAGAAAGAAGTGAACCGTTTACAGAATATATACCATATAATGATTCATTTGATGTAGAATTGTTAAAAAGGAGTTTAAATAATAGATTTTCAGTTGATTTGTGGAAACTTATTAATGGGAAATTGATAAACGTTGACGGTAGTGTTGGTAGTAATAATTCTTTTTCAGTATCTGACTTTATTTCATTTAATATAAAAAAAGGACTTTTTTTCAAACTACAAACATCTACAAATAAATATGTTTCGTGTATAGCTTTGTACGATGAAAATAAACAATTTGTAAAATCATATAGTAATATTGATACAGTTGTAAGTGAGCATATAATAAAAAGTGAGGATATACCGGATAATGTTGTATATTTTAGATGTACAATCGAACCCGGAAAAGGTGCAAATTTAAACCCAAATGTTAATTCATATAAACAATATGATAATTACGTTATATATGGAGAACTTATAGAGTTCGAGAAAATTAAAGAAGTATCAAATGATGTAATTTTATTGAAAAATACCAACGAATTATCTGATGAAAATAAGGTAATTAAATATGTTAACTTGTTTGATATAAATGATCCTGATTATAAAGAGGATTATTTTATTTCACAGAATGGTAACGAAGTTACCAATAAATATTCGTCACTGTATGCAGTTACGGGATATATAAAAATACCAAATATATATGATTGTATATCTATAAACTATGAGGTAGGGAATGTTTATGCAGCATTATATGATAAAGATAAGAACTTTATAAAATCACAAGAACTTAGAAGTGGTAATAGACAAATAGACTTTGAATTTGGTGCGTATTATGTAAGATTTACAATACGAATATCAAAGAAAAACAGCACAATGATAATATTCGGTTTGTCTGATTTAAATATACCATATAGTGATTATGGAAAGGTTTATGAGTTAGATAAGCCAACAGATGATTATATTAAAGAAATTATTAAAGATATTACTAATGCTAAAACGCCTAAATATGATAATATATATAAAGATATCTTATCTGATGGCGGAGAATTAGAATTGACAGAAATACCCGATAGTAAAAATTATTATGGAATTGGTTGTGTATTTAATACTCAACAAATGGGTACAATAAAAATATATAAAAGCCAAAATGATTATTGCAGAGGGGAAATAAATATTGATGCAACAAATATTACTGAATTTGGTAATGGAGGGGAAGAAACAATAATTCCACATGGATTGACTATTACGGACGGTTTAGTAGTAAGTATTGTGAAAGGAACAATAAATACATCTATTACATTAACTAATACAGCAGGAGAAAAAGTAACAAAACAATTGTCAAAATGGATTGGTTGTAGAGGTGGAATTATAAAATTCATTTCTATTTCCGGAACATATACAAATATAACATTATCGCATAGCGGTACATGGATGGATAAAGATACATGGATATTTGGTAACTCTTATACTGACTTTTGGCCGTCAAAATGTTATGCAAATGGAGGAAGTAATTTTTATTTAGATGGATATTCCGGAAGAAGTGCGCAGGGTGGATATGATTCACTTTTATTAGCTTTAAAATATGGTAAGCCAAAAAGAATAGTTTGGATGTTAGGAATGAATAATCCCGATACAGAAATTGCAGTAAATGAAAGTTGGAATAATATCTTTAATGAATTAAAAGAGTTATGTGCAATTATGAACATACAGTTAATTCCTTGTACAATTCCAAATGTTCCGGAAAGAATACATACATTTAAAAATCAGATAATACGCAATAGCGGATTGCCTTATATTGACATTTCGTCTGTATTAGGTGCAAATGAAAAAGGTTCAAATTGGTTTAGTGGATTATTAAGCAGTGATAATGTACACCCAACCGGATTGGGTTCTGAAATAATTGCAAATACTATAATTGCAGGTGTTCCGGATATTGTAGAATAATAATATAAAGTTATGGAAAGAATTATGAATTGGGAACAATGTCGTATTATTGCCATTTCCACGGTTAGCCCGTTATTTGGGTATTTAACCCCGACAAAGGGTTTTGTTTATGCGTTAGTAGTAATGTTTGCGTTCAATATTTGGGCGGGAATGAGGGCGGACGGCGTGGCGATTGTGCGCTGCAAAAACTTTTCGTTCCGTAAATTTAAAAACGCATTGTGCGAATTGTTTTTGTATCTGTTCATTGTGGAGGCGATTTTTATCATTATGAAAAATTGCGGCGACGGCCAAGCGGCAATTGTTGTTGTTAAAT